TTTGCCAATTTCAATCATCATCTTCCGAAAAGTTTCAGACTTATTCCAAAGAATAACTAACGCGCCAATAAGAAGAACTGAAGCCGCAACAATTAAACCGATTGGGTTTACAGTCATAGCAGCATTAAGTGCTAACTGTTGTCCCGTCATCATAGCCATAACGGTTTTTTGAACCGTTGTAATTACTGTCCACGCTTTAGTTGCTATAGCAATTATTTTTATAGTTGCGTTATATGCGGCAAGCGCAACCGTAACAGTAATAATTACGCCAGCAAGAATAGAAAAAACTTTGGAATTTCTTTGAATAAATTCTGTAGTCTTAGAAATTAAATCAAGAAAACCTTTTAAATAAGGCATAAGCGTAGTACCAAGAGTTTCGGCTACGTCCGCAAACTTTTCTTTAGTGACCGCTAACTGACCAGCAAAAGTTTTTGTATACGCGGTAGCCTGTCCGCCAATCTTCGCGCTAAGTTCAGACATACCTTTTTCAAGCATTTGCGCTTTAGGTAAAGACGTGTCAAGTTCAATACCCATTTCTTTAAACGCTTTAGCAGAGCCTTGATTTGCTTTAGCAACAATAGAAGACGCGTCAGCAAGTGAAATATTTTTAACGCGAGCCAAGTCAGCCGAAGTAGCAAGAAGTTTTTGAGACGCGTCTAAGTCCCCTGTAGAACGGAATAGAACGTCAAAACCTGCTGCGGCTTCTTCTCCACCAAAACCTAAATCAACATACGAGTTAGTTAAGTCTTCAATTTCTTTTCTGACCTTAGGTGTATTCATACCAAAGTTAGAAAGAGTTACGCCTAACTTATTTAATGCTTGTTCGGCTTCGTTGGCTTCCTTAATACCGAACGCGGCAAAGCCTACGAACGCCGCACCCATAGCGAGAAGTCCAGCCGTAGCCACTTTAGAAGCCTTATCTAAGCCTGAAATTTTTCCGCTAGCAACGTCAGATTCTTTACCCATTTTATCAAGTTCTTTATTTACTTCTCCGAACTTGGCTATGGCTTGGTCAGCAATCGCCTTAATTTCAAAAACCGCAGGTGGAAGGAAACTAGAGCCAGCCATTATTTAGTCACCGCCAAATGCTTACGAATAATCATTGGAACTTGTACTTTAAACTTTTGAAAAGCAGGATTCATATATGGGAAACCGTCCATAGCAGAAGTTCCTTTCCAAGAGCGCGGTGCGTACTTACCGCCTAATTCTACTGCGCGACCATAGATAATTGTTGGTCCAACGATTGCTTCATATTTGCCAAAACCTTTATTAAATTTTTGACCACGGATAGAACGCCGTAAGTTACCTGTACGGTTCATAGGTGGCTGACCTGCGGTTGCCTTATCCCATACGCCGTTAGTTTTACCGCGCTTACCCGAAATCATTTCTTTGGATAGTTGAATCAAAGTAGTCATCATTTCATCACGACACGCTTCAGCACTTTTGTCAATGCTTTTTCCAGCCTTCTCTACGGCTTGGCGAACCTGTTTAAGGTTTGTGACTATCATTTTCTACTTCTCTCACTACTCCTGCAATATGAATTAACCAATCCAGTAAGTGAGCAGGTTGCTCATCTACCTGTGAAGGTGTCCAACCAAACCTTTCCGCACAGACGTAGTAGTACCACTCTTCGTCAGGATACGAAAAGGCTTCGTGTCGCTCGCCACCTTCAAGTATCCACTTTAACCGTTGGAGTTGTCGAAAGGGCTTTCAGGGTCTTTTTCTGTTTCGTCTGTCTTATTTAGATTTGGAAATAGAATCTTTTGTGCGTCCTTTGTTTCTTCGGTTAAGAAGTCATAGTCAGCCATTTCAAGTTCTTCAAGGGTAGTAATTCGAATTGACGGAATAATCAAATCAAATGACCACTCTTTAATTAAGACCGCAAGAAGTCCGTCTGTTAAAGATAGGGCTTGCATAATTCCTTCGTCAGCCTTTGCCGCATTAGCGTAAATCTTTTTACGGTCTTTTACGCGTAGTTCCTTAGGGTCACGAATTGTTACAGTTGCTCCACTAGGAAGCGTTACTACTTTTTCTGCCATTTTGTTTTCCTTCCAATCGGTAATGTGCCTTCCAAATGATACTTTAAAAAGGTGCTCAGGGGTGGGAGCAGGGAAGGCGTCTGCTCGACCAACCCCTGAGCACTACTATTTCAGAAACTTATGCGTAAGTTCCTGAAGCCTTTGCGTTCTTTAGTACCCACTTAATAGGTGCGTAACCGCCAGTTGAACCAGCGTCAGTTGTATTTGCTTGACCATTAAGTTCGATTGTAACGCTTACGAAGTCATCTCCGCGTTCGATTACTGCGGCAGTATAAGCACCCTTAGTAATTGTTGCTTGAAGTTGAACTTCAGCCGAACCTGTTCCGTAGTTCCAATTAAGGACAATCGCAGGTTGTGAGTTATTAAGGAAACGAAGTAGTTCATTATCGTTATCCATAACAAACTTAATTGAACCTGTTACTTCTAGTGGTCCGAGAAAGATTTGATATGGGTTCTGTGTATTAGAAATACCGTAGATTGGCGTTGCCGCACGAGTCATATCAATATTTCCTTCCATAGCGTAAGACACAGAAGCACCACCGATAGAAACAGTTCCACGCCATACAGGAGTAGGAAGTACTGTTGAGAAGGTAGGTGTTGGGTCTGCCACAGTTGTAGAAGCCCAACCTGTTGTCTTTGCGTCATACTCCAACATACCGTCAGCGTTAAACTTCAAAGAGAAGTCGCTGAACTGGCAACCTGGGTATGAGCGAACATCTACCGCATAGAAATCGGTAAGAGTATAAGAAAGTGGTTGTACGTCTGCTTCTGAAGTTAGACTATTTTTAAGACTAATAGTATGTGTATAAGGCGCGCTAGCACCTGTTGTTGCTACTGAGCCAAGAAGTCCTGCGATTGAATAACCGATTGTGTCGGCAAATACCGCACCACCGAAATCAAAAGTTGAACGTGAGCGACCCTGAATGTAGTTGTAATTAACTACGTTAGAGCCACGCAAGCCTGTGTCATAAAGTGGGTCTACTAAATCTACTGGCTTTAAATTATCCTTTGCTACAGGGATAAAATCTGTTGGTGCTACTACTGTTCCTTTGGTAACTTCTTTAGCAATACCTAAATAGGAACGTACGGACGCTTGTACGGACATTAATTCACTCTCCTACTGTTGTGTCTGACGCGGCAGACTTGATTGGTTCTGTTGGTTTTGGTGCTGGTGTAGATACTTTCGCGCCAGCAAGAGTTACATCTGCCGCACTAAAGTCATCAGGCGCGTCAAACTCTTCGTTTGGTTTCACTACGATTCCAAGCGAAGGAAACACACGCTCATCTGTTCCTACATACTTGTATTTCATTTTTTCTCCTTATGCTTGAATCATCTCAGTTACATCAAACTGAAGTTCAGCAAACGTTTCCGTTGCTCCTTCAGCAGAAGTCGAAGGTTCACCATATACGCCGTTAATAACTGGCTCTGCTCCTTGCCATACAAGGATACCTGTTGAGTCACCAAAATTATGGTCAGAACGAAGCCGTGTCTTAATTGCGTCTACAAGTATATCAAAATCTGCCATAGCAGTTTCGGCTAATTGGTGTAACGAGTGGTGAAAGATTTGAAGTATTACAGAGTAATCAACTCTCTTCCAACCACTATGTGCGCCACCAATAGCCAAACGATTTTCCGTTTCTGATTGAATAAAAATTACTACTGCGGCACGGCTCATTTGTCCTGCCTGTGCGTTTACCTGAAAGTCAATACGCTTAGGAAAAGAAACAAAGACTTGGTTTAAATCTTGGATAGGCGGATTCGAAATAAACGCATATAACGTATCTCTTACGCCTACGCGCCCTGCCATTAACGAATCCTTCTATAAAGGGTAACCATTTCAATCGCCATAGCGATTTCGTTTCCATAACGTTGCGCGCCGTCAGTAACGCTTTGCGCGGTAGTAGTAATGCCCATAGTCATTGACCTATCGCCACGAACCTTTGCGAACGCGGTTGTAACTAGAATCGTTGCTTGCTTAATCGCTTGTGGCAAGTTACCAAAAGTAACTCCTGCGGTATGCGTATAAACTAAAGCACTAGCCAAAGGAACGGTTGTAGAACCGTACGTATAGTTAGAAGCAACGGTAATAGTTTCGCTTTTTGCGCCGTCATAAATTCGGTATTGACCGCCAGCCTGAATACCTGCCGCATTAGATACGGTCATAGAAGAAGCGAGCGCAACTGCGGTAGCAATAGGGTTATTTACGTAACCGCTTGTGTAGTTATATTCGCAATAAATCTGATTGTAATTAGAGCCACCACCACCAAAAGAAAGTGGACCACTACTTGACCAAGTTAAAGACATTTGTGATACAGGAATAATTATTTGCTGGTCTTCAAACCACGATAGAGAACAATCAGGAATCGTTATTAGTTCGTTAGGAGTAGGACCATAAGAAAAACTTTGTAACGAAATAAGTGGATTATTATTAGGGTGTAACGCTATATAGCCTTGTGGCGTAAAGCGCGTACGTTGCGTTTCGGTACGTGTCTGCGCGCTTAAATTTTGGTTTAAATATTCGTCTAAGAAGGAAGAAGCGCGAAGAATTAGCCTTGTTAATTCCGCGTCTTGTGCGTCCTGATTACCGCCTACTACTAAATTGTTATAGTCAATAGAAGTTGG